AACTCGGAGTGGTCAAGTTTCTTCTGACCCAATTCCACAGTTGCAATATAATCCAGACGATAAGATTCTTGTGCCTTATAAGTAAACTTCTTATAAAGATTCAGATAATCTAGTTGTGTAATTCCACCAACATCATAAGAAATGTGCTTACGTCCAGCGATGTAAATCTCACTCTCGGTCACAAGACCCCAAGGTGACATACGCTTCATCAACTTTTCACCAAGAACCCTGTCCAGGCGGCGAACAAGGTATGGAATATCGTATAGTTCAATATTCCACCCAGTCACAACTTCCGGAGTATTATCTTCAATCATCCACCAGTTGATGAAATCCATCAACAAATCTCTTTCATTTGTGAATGATTTGTAAATTACATTCTGTTGCTTGTTCTGGAATGGACCAAGACCCCAGGTACGAATTTGTTTTGAAGAATAATCCTGAATTGTAATCAGAAGAACTTCTTCTGCAGCAGACTCTACATCAGGAAATCCATTCTCGGATGCAACCTCGATATCGAGGGTTGTAAGTTTAATTTTATTAGTGTCAAACTTAATTTCTTCTTCAGGATAAGTTTCTGAAATATACTGATAGATATAGGCAGTATTTCCACAAATCTTAAAGTTCTCTACATTCTCATACCTTTTAATAAATTCCCTACAATCACGAACTGGACCGGGTTGAACTGCCTCAACGTACTCCCCATCAAGAGTTTGATATTTGGTTTTTTTATTTGAAGGAATAAAAAGAGTCGGGTAAAACTTCTCACGGGTCATAAAATGCCTACCATTTTCATAACCACGGACCAAGAAGTGATCCCCGACCATTTGCACGTTTGTATAAAATCGCATTATGCAGTTAATTCAAGATACTTTTCAATAATTTCTTGCTTTGGATCTACGATAGTCAAAATACTATCAGAATGAATCATTAGTTCCGTTTGGTCTGTAACTTCAGGCCAGGGGGTTAGATTTCCCTCAGCATCAATTCTATATGGATTGATAAGTTTGCAATCTGGTTCACCAAGTTCGGAACCAACTTCAATAATTTCAGTAACGATTACATTATCAACTTTCAGTAAAAGACACTTCACCGTTTTTTCCATTTACCTTTTCCTCATACATTTCTTTAATTGTTTGGATTGGTTCAACTATAGTTACTAACCAGTCTGGAGGAACTGGAATTTGAGTATCACTAGTAAGAACAATCCAGGGAGATAAAGAAACTTCTAAATCTCCTTTTGTTTGTTCATTTTCTTCCACTAAAAGAACTGCTTTTCTAACTTCTACTTTATGAGGATTAGTGAATAGATATCCACAAAGTTTTTCATCAGAAATAAGTTCTTTTGCATCTGAGATTACGGTTTCACCAGACTTGAGCAATGCTAACTTAATTGACATTTTTTAGATTATCCCTCTACTCATTATAGCAAGAAAAATGGGAGGCGTCAACCTGATATGACCAGGTGCCTCCCAGCGCCGACGATATTAAAATTAGGGTAGCCAAAACTATTTATTCATCTCCCCCAGCACTTGAGGAAGAACGCTTAGCACAAGCCTTTCCTCCTGGCGCCATAGCATAAGGAATAACCTTATAACATTTAACCTTTATTTTTTGGGGTGGGTTTCCAAAATCACCCACCCTTTCCATAAACTCCTGGAAGGTTTTCATTTTTATTTTTATTTAGAACCAAACCTTTTTCTTTTGGTGTTCTGGAATTACGCGGGAAAGTTTAATTGTTAGTAATCCATCTTCAAATGAAACTCTGCTAACCTCAACATCATCAGAAATTGTCCAAACTCTTGTAAATGCGCGATTTGCTAGCCCGTGATGAATGTACTCTTTACCACTATCGACTTCTTTAGTTCCTTCAACGAAGAGTTTATTATTTTCTGTATATACAGTAATTTCGTTTTTCTTAAATCCTGCAAGTGCAACTTCTAGTCTGAATTCAGTTTCACTTTCCTTAATCGTATTATATGGTGGATAATTTGTTTCGGTTTGATGAAGTGCTCCCATTCTATTGAACCACTCATCCATTCCGATTGAATACTTCTCAATATCGTTTAGAAACTTATCAAGATTTGCACTATGATACTTTGCAAGTAATGTCATTTGATTTCTCCTTAAAAAGCGAGTGTATAGTTGCCGAACCCGAAGCATTCGACACTACTAATTATACAAGAACATAAAAAATGCGGGATATTGTTTCCCGCACCTTTTTATTCGGCATCCTCTACCCTTTTCTTCTTTGAACCAATATTGTATTTGGTTTCAAGAATCCAATCACCCTTGTCCTTATATGCAAGAACTTTGATTTGATTAAGTGGAGCAATATCTTGAATTTTCTTTACATCTACGATCGTAATGAGTCCCCAATCCGCAAGAAGTTGGGCAATACGATTACGACGCTGAACATCATTCACAGTTAGGTTTGCATGTTTACCATCAAGGGCAAACAGTTCCTTAAAGTGAACTAGGTAATATCTACCTTGCTTGTGAAGAATATGACAAGATTGATAGATTTTCTTTTCCTTTCTTGAAGCAACTCCGATGCGGGTCAAAGTCTCACGAACCTTTAGAAAATCATCAGGTTCGTTGAGGATCACTTCCACCATTTGGTCGGGCGTCCACTTCACTTCAGGTTCTTGAACGACACTCATTTTGTTCCTCCAGTTTCAAATTTAGATTTTATAAAATTAAGTTGTTCTGTTGTTAGAATCCTCAAAGCTTGTTTTGCCTTTTCATTACTATAACCATAATAACGTTTGACATAATCAAGGTCTTTGATTTTATCTTGACGGAGCCAGGGAGAAAATCTCTTCTTTTTCCTCAGACTATTTATAAAGAAGTCATATTGCAGTTTCTTTGGAAGAAAATGATATCGGTTCATTTCATTTGCAAAAAGAATACAATCAATATGTCCAGAGAGACAACGATTAATAATATATGGTGAATACTCCTTCTGAAGTGAAGGATCTTGATCAATTAGATGTTCCTTCGTCTGATTGATCGAATTTAACCAGTCCTTCAATTCCATAATTAAAAAGCAGTAGTTCTTTACGTTTCTTTTGTTCACGCATATATTCACCAACAGAACGCATAGTATAAGTCAAATCAAACTCAGCAGCGTTCCAATTCTTAAACCTATCCTTTACAAGTTGATCAGAATTATAACTAATTAACTGATCCATGTCATTAGCATCACAATCTTCTGCAAACTTATCATGATCAAATCCCTTATGCATAGAACCTTTCTTACCATAGAGATTATCTTTAATATCATAGGGAGGATCAAGATACATAAAAGCACCTTTGTTTCCATCCATCAGGTAATCATAAGAATAATTAGTTATGCGCCAATTCTTAATTAGTTTTGAGTATTCTGGTAGTTTTTGTATTCCCCTCAAAGAAAAATTAGAAACAGATGCTTGAGGTGAGAAAGATGAACTTTCAGTCAAACCAGAAAAAGAACATTTATTTACAAAATAAAATGCAGCAGCCCTCTGAATACTTGGAGTTTCCAAATCATTGATTTGGTCTTTCATTACAGAAAAGACTTCCTTCGCATTTTCTGGAGTATTATATTGACCTTTATATGCTTCAAGTATAGCAGTCAACCCATCAGGAAACATCTGGAGTTGTTGCCAGAAGTTTACAAGAGGTTCATATAAATCATTTACCCAAATATCTAGATAAGGATACTTTTTGGTGATATAAATTGCAACGCTTCCACCACCAATAAATGGTTCTCGGAATTCATTATAGTTGCGAAGGTCTGGAAAGTAAGGTCCCATCTTTTCACAAGCACGGGACTTACCTCCAGGATAGCGAAGACTAGTTTTAAGAGATTTCATACTCATACCAATTCCTCAATCAATTCATAAAGTCTAACAGAAAAATCTTGTTTTTCTACTGGAATAACATTTGTTGCCAAAAAAGTAATATCAGAATAATCAACTTTAAAGGCAACAGTTGCATCCTTTACAACTGTATGCTTCATACAGGCATCCCAACTACAAATTCCAACTGTATAATTTTTAGTATCCCAAAGAAACATATAATCAAAAGTTTTTTGGGGAAGACCCAAATTCTTACCTTGAAAATTTTTTAAAGTAATTTCTTTTGTATATGGGACAGTTTTTTGAAATAATCCATCCATTCCTTTGGATTCATAGTAGAGATTATCAATTAAACCATAAAAATCTCTGCCTCTTTCTTTATCACCAATATATTTCAATTGACCACCACTGTACTTAGCGATAGCAATTTCTTGAAACTCTGCCCTCAAAGGGCGAGTTTGATTTCTTTTAAGTCCTTCGGTAGATTTTATTACACCAAAAATAGAAGCAAAGTCAAATAGTTCAGGGTTGATCATAATTAATAGGATGATACTTCAAATATTCTCTAAAAGTAAGTTTCATTTCTTTCTGCGTCATACCACAATGCTTTGCAGCAGCAGGGAGAGTCATTTTAGCACAAAA